GTTCACTGCTGGACAGGCATTGGGCTAGGGAGCTTCACAGATGGCGACTAAAAAGAAATTACTTCAAGCCGCTGCGGGTTCTGCTGGTGGCGGCGGGCTTGATGTGAACGAGGTGTTCAGCACTTATTTGCATACAGGTACGGGCGCAACAAAAAGCATTGTTAACGGCATTGATCTTGCTGGCGAAGGTGGTTTGGTCTGGAGCAAAGGCAGGTCAAGTTCTAGAGCAAACAGGCTAATTGATACAGAAAGAGGTGTTAATAAAGCTCTTAGGTCAGATCATACATCGTCAGAAGAAACATACACCGACACGCTAACTTCATTTAATTCTGATGGCTTTAGTCTTGGGGCTGACGCAAGCTCAGACAGCTTTAACAGGTCTGGTGATACATATGCGACTTGGGCATTTCGGAAGGCTCCTCTATTTTTTGACGTTCAAAAGTGGAGCGGAACTGGAGCTGGGAATAGGTACATAAGCCACGACTTGGAGGCAGAGCCGGGTTGCATTCTCGTCAAGTCAAGCACCGAATACGGATCAGACTGGGTAGTTTACCACAAGGACGCTGATGGAGATATAAATTTAAATACAACTGAGGGGCAGAAGTATTTAGCCGCAACCTCAGTTTCATTGCCATCGTCTGACTATAATGGAATAACCTATAATCCAACAAACAATAGCCTTGTTACGGGTAGGAAATACAAGTACAATGGTACAGCAAACGCTATAAGCTACTCAAGTGACGGCGGGACTACTTGGACTAATAGGAGCACTGGCATATCTGGCTCCGCTTCAAACTTACTGAATATGTCATACGCTAATGGCTATCACTATTTAGCCGTGCACGATAATGGCGGGACTAACACTTACAAATTACTTTATTCAGCAGACGGCTCTAGCTGGTCAGTTGGCATTAGCATGAGTACAAACACTTCTTGGGGGTCAGTTCGTTACGCTAAAAACCTCGGTATTTATTTTGTTACAACTCAGAATGCTGGGTATTATTGGACATCCACAAACGGCACGTCATGGACACAAAGAAACTTCCCATCTGGGGTTTCTAACATGAAGGGTGCAGCCTCGGGTGATGTTCTGGTGGCGTTTAAAAACGGAACTAGCAGCACATACTACACATCAACAGATGGTATAAACTGGACATCTAGGGCGAACCCATTTGGAAATGCTTTTATGTATGTTGCCTCAAGCAATGGTGACGCAAATAATGACAACTCAGTCATATTAATCAACAAATATAATAGTTCCCCATCCTACTCTTACGATGGAGTAAATTGGAGCGGAGCAGGTTACTTAGGCAGCGCTGGTAACAGTACGTTTAGTGACGTTATGCACTACGCAAACGGTTGGTACGCATTTGAAAACGGCAATGGGAATTTAATGAGAACTAATTTGGGCAGCAAAACCCAAATTGCGAGCCTTTCCTCCATGTCTTATGCCGCCGAGGATCATTTTGGCTCTGTGCATACGGGCACTCTATCTAAAATAAGCGCAAGCAAAAGCATCTCAGCCGCCAGCGCCTCTTCTTTTGCGGTTAATAATAATATCAACAACTCCGGCGAGGATTATGTTTCGTATTTGTTTGCGGCAAACAATGGAGATGGAGAGTTTGGGCCGTCTGGAGATGCTGATGTTATAAAATGCGGCGGTTATACTGGAAATGGCTCTACCGGGCAAAGCGTTGATTTGGGCTTTGAACCTCAATGGCTTTTGCTGAAAGACTTAACAGGCCAATACGAAAATTGGATAATTATCGACAACATGAGGGGCTGGAACGCTGACAATAATAACAATAGCTCAGGAGATTTCAAAAAACTTTGGCCTGATGCCACAACTTCTGAAGGGGGGGATTTCGGGGTAAACATTAGCCCAACAGGCTTTGATTTAACCTCTGGCTCGGCCAGCGTTAACGCTTCTGGAAACGATTATATCTGGGTCGCAATTAGACGCGGGTCGATGTCTGTGCCTAGCGATGGGTCTGAGGTATTTTCGATTGATGCTGCTACACAGGACAGTTCAGCGGAAACTCAATCACTGTCCGGCTATGATAGCGGCTGGTTCTTTCAAAGGAGCACTTCCGAAGGCCGATCGGCACAAAGAATACTGCCAAACAGAATTGATTTTAGGACGGGGCAGTTTGCGTCTTTATATTGGAATGCTGGCCTTGATAACAGCGAGGGAAAATATTTTGCTACTACTAGCGACCCGTCAATAAATTACTTTTTAAAAAGAGCTCCCGGATTTTTTGACCATCTTGCTTATGAAGGTACAGGCTCTGTAACTACACACGCTCATAATTTGACCGTCACCCCAGAAATGATGTGGGTTCGCAAGCTCAATACAAGCAGCGCAGATGCTTTTGTCTACCATAAAGATTTAAGCGCAAGCACAGAATTAACTCTTAATACAAATGCTCCCTCAACAAATGCAAACCTCTGGAACAACACTAGGCCAACAGATGTCTCGTTTACTGTAGGCACCTCTAGCCAAACCAACGACAGCGGTAATGAGTATTTTTATGCTATGCTTTTTGCGTCAGTAAGCGGCGTTTCCAAGGTTGGAAGCTATACGGGGAACGGCTCTAGTCAGGCCATAAACTGCGGCTTTGGGTCGGGCGCAAGATTTGTTCTAATTCGTCGCGCAGACGCAGGGGGCTATAATAGCACTGTCAGGTGGTACATTTGGGACGCAACTAGAGGGATCACTGGTGGAAGTAACCCCCGTGTAAATTTTTACAGGGAAACGACTTCTGAGTTTTCTGACGGTAGTATCAGCCCTCAAAGTAGCGGATTTACTGTTAACGAAATAAGTGCAACCAACATAAATGTGTCGGGCGCTTCTTATATATTTTACGCAATATCATAACCAAACTCATATGAAAGGATCAATCTTATGAGTGAATACAGAAACAAAACTACGGGCGAAGTTAAAACGCAAGGGCAATGGCGATTGGCCAACCCAAATATGTCTTTGCCTAAAGTATGGACGTCTGCAACCCTAGACGCACTTAACTTAGACCCCGTAATGCCGGGGCCAAAAGCAACTTTAGGCGACTACCAAAAGTCGGTTCGTGACGGAGTGTTGCAAGACGAATACGGCAACTGGATTGAAAGGTACGTTGCGCGTGATATGTTTGCTGATACCACTGACGATGATGGCCAGAAGACCACTAAGGCAGAGCATGAGGCTGCATATCAACTTAGAATTGACGCTATAGCCAGCAGAGACGCGCGGGAAAAGAGAGACAAACTTTTACTGGAAACAGACTACTTTGCGCTAACGGATGTGACGATGGATGCGGCGATGACGACTTACCGTCAATCATTGCGCGACATTACTAGCCATAATGATTGGCCCTATATTGGCGACGATTGGCCGACAAAGCCTTAAAGGAGGAGAAGGCATATGCCGCTAATCCCTCTCAAACTCCCAGCTGGTCAGTACAGAAACGGCACTGAATACCAGTCTCAGGGCCGGTGGCGTGACGCAAACTTAATCCGCTGGCATGAGGGCGCCTTGCGCCCCGTGGGCGGTTGGCGTCAGCGTGGTTCTGTTGATTTGAGCGGCGTGGCGCGCACGATGGTTGCGTGGGAAGACAACTCCAACAGCCGCCGCGTTGCTTTCGGAACGCACAATAAATTGTACGCCATGAACGCCGGCAACACTATCAGCGACATTACGCCGTCCGGCTTTACTGCCGGCCGCGTGGACGCAACGGCGTTTACTGGCTACAGCGCAAGCACGTTTGGCAGCGGCGAATACGGCCTGCCGTCCGAAGACACAGGCAACATTTTGCGAGCCACCACATGGAGCTTGGAAAACTGGGGCGAGTATCTGCTAGGCTGCACCGCTGACGACGGAAAGATTTACCAGTGGACGCTCAACAGCAGCACGCCAGCGGCGGTTCTATCGAATGCGCCCACCGGCTGCTCGAGCATGATGGTAACTGAGGAGCGCTTTGTCTTTGCGTTTGGCGCTGGCGGCGATCCTCGGAAAGTTGCTTGGTCCGACCGCGAAGACAACAACACATGGACACCAGCGACAACAAACGAAGCTGGCGACATCCAAATCCAAACCAACGGCGTAATTCTCAAGGGCTTGCGCACACGCGGGCAGGCGCTGATACTGACTGACCAAGACGCCCACACAGCGACATATGCTGGCCCGCCTTTTGTGTACGGCTTCGAGCGTGTTGGCACCTCGTGCGGCCTCGTAGCCGCCAACGCCGCAGCGTCGATAGACGAGGGCGTCGTGTGGATGGGCCAGCGCTCATTCTTTGTTTACTCTGGCGGAGCTGTGCAGGATTTGAACTGTGAGGTTGCGGATTATGTGTTCAGCGACATAAACAACGACCAGAAGTCAAAAGTCCACGCCGTGGTGAATAGCCGCTTCAACGAAATATGGTGGTTCTACCCCAGCGGCGGCAGTACGGAGTGCGACAGGTATGTGTGCTTCGATTACGCAGAGAAGATCTGGACTACTGGCGAAATAGATCGCACCGCCGGCGTGGACCGGGGCGTATTCCGCCAGCCTTTCTGGATCGCTGCGGACGGCGTTCTGTATGAGCAGGAGGTTGGGTTTAACTACGGCAGCCAAACTCCGTTTGCCGAAACTGGGCCGATCTCCATTGGCGTCGGTGAGCAGGTTATGGCCGTGCGCGGCATGATCCCAGACGAGAAGACGCTGGGCGACGTGAACGCCACGTTCAAGACGCGCTTCTACCCGACCGACACTGAGCGCGATTACGGCCCGTTCAACATGGCTAACCCAACAAGCCTTCGGTTTACGGGCAGGCAAATCAGGATGCGCGTCACGGGCGACGCGGCGTCTGATTGGCGCGTCGGCATCATGCGTCTTGACGCTGTACCCGGCGGCCGCAGATGAGCCGGATGCTTCCACCGATTACTATGGACTTGAGCCAGTGGGCCGAAAACTTGAGGCGCTACCTCGGGCGGGCTTTGGACCAGCTCGGCTTCAAGGAGACTTATTCGTCGGCATCCGAGAACGGAGTGTTGCTTTGGGATAACGTGAATGGCTACCCAGTGGTCAGTAAAGGCGGCGAATGGCGTCAGATTGTGCTTGAGGATG